CTGGTCGACGGCGGCTTTCTGGTCGTCGCGCGCTCGATCTTCGATGCCTTCGGTGTTCGCCGCCGTGAGCTTCTGCTGAAGCTCGGTGGCCTGCGCGACGGCCGCGGCGTCCTCGGCGCCCGAGGCATTGGCCGCGGCGGGCTGCTGCTGGCTCTCGGTGGCCTGTGCGGTGGTGTCGCCGTTCCCGACGCCCGAGGCGGTGATCGGGGTGGGCTGTTGCTGGCTCTCGGTGGCTTGCGCGGTTGTGCCGCCGCTCTGGACGGCCGGAGCGGCGACGGCGGTGAGCTTCTGCTGGTCCGCGGGAGCGATGGCGTCGCTCGCCGGCGCAGGCGATTGTGGCGCCGGGGCCTGTTGGAGCGCTGGCTGCTGGGCCGAAGCGGGCGCCGGCGGATTCCACGCAGATTGGGAGCGGGCAGGTTCGGCTTCTCGCGGTGGAAGTGGCGGCGCGGCCTTGGCGAACAGGTCGATCAGGTTGTTCGACCAGCGCGTCCACTCGGACGTCGACTCCTGAACGATCGCCTGATCGTGCGCCGCGACGGTGTCCATCGCCGCGTTGATCGCGGCGGAGTGCTGCTGCACGGCCTGAGCGGCGGCGGCAACGCCCTGCATCGCGCTCTGCGCCGCGCCGACCCAATTCCCCGCGATGGCGTCGGCGATCGTGGTGGAGAGCGATTTGAAGCTGGCTTCGATGGCGCCGCAGCCGGCGGCGAACAGTTGCTGGACCACCGCCCAGTCGGCGCTCATCTCGCCCCAGGCGCCTTTGATGACGATCCAGGCTTGGGCGAAGGCCTCGCCGAGCGCCATGGCGGGCACGAAGGTCGCCCTCAGGCCGTCGATCAGCCAATCGAGCCCGGTATTGAGCACGCCGCCTTGATTGTAAGCGTCCACGAAAGAGCGGGCCATGCCGGCCAATACGCCGACGAGCTGAGTGACCGCCGGCGCGAAGGCGTTGGCCAGAATGTCGCCGGCGGCGCCGAAGGTCTTGTTCGCCTCGGCGAAGGCGGCGCTGAGATTGGTCGCGTTCTCCCTGGCTTCCGCGGTGGCGGTGCTGGAGTTTATGGTCCGCGCGGCCCAATCGGCCATCGCGCTGGCCGCGCTCGCGGCCGCGTCGGCGACCGCCGCGACAACGCCGACGGCGCCGCCGCCGGCCTCGGCCAACCCCGCCAGACCCGCCGAACCCTCGGCGCCGGCCGACTGGAGCCCCTTGGCGATCCCTTGCAGGCCGCCGAGCCCTTCCTTCAGCTCGCTCGCGAGGTCGCCGAACGACTTGCCGAGCGCTTCGACCTTGGGCCTGAAATCGTCGATCGACGCCGTCGCCTGCTCGACGCCCTGGGTGACGCCGCTCGCGTCCGCGCCGAACGTGAGCTGAAGATCGCTGTCCGGCATGGACAACCTCCTCTGTCGAGGTGAGTTGGCGCGGTGTGTCGGGCCGCCAGCGGCGGCGCGTGCGGGCCTTGCTAGAGAGAGCCGGCGCGGAAGGCGCGCTCGGCGTCCTGGCAGGCTTTTTGGTCGGCGCTGAAGTAGGCGAAGACGACCAGGCTATCGATCGCGTTGATCGCGTTCACCTGGACGCCGATCCGGCCGATCTTGTCGGAACGCGGCGCGGCCCCGAAATCCCAGGCGTAGCCGTATTGGGCCGAGCGCTCGTGAACGTCTTCGAGCCAGTTGTCGGCGCAGGATCTGCTGTCGCCGTTGCAGCTGTCGATTTTCTGGTAGGTCCCGTATTTCGCCTGCAGCGTTTCGGCGAGGCTGTCGGCGGCCTGGATCGCCTTCTGGCCCCTAGGATCGTCCGAGAACGGCGCCTGGCCCATGATCATGCAGACGCCGGTTTCGGGAAACACCTCGGCGATAACCGTGGGGATCGCCGCGTTCGTCCTCGGCGGGCTCAGCACACGGTATCCGGGACCATCGAGTTTCTCGACCGCTCCAAGCGCGCTCAGCGGCTCGCCCATATGGAGGCCGAAAGGTCCATCCGCCGGGGCCGGAGCAGCGCCGGCGGCGACCGCCGCCGACATCATTCCGACCGCGACCACCGTCGCCCGTACGATCCCCCGCATAAGGCGAATCCTTCCCGCACCCGCTCACCGCCAGATTGAGTAGTGACAAGAACGGATTCCGTCTAGAACAATTCACGAACGCTCCGGAGCAACTTCGCCGCCCGGAAACGCGCGCAGGAAGTTCATCAGGTTGTCCGACTCAAGAACTTCGGCCGGATTGGGCCTGGGCTTTCGCAAGCCGAGGTAGGCCGCCGCGGCGATGTAGAGCGGCGGCCCTTCCCGCTTCCAGTGGCGCATCAAGGCGTTGTAGCGGTTGAGATCCCAGCGCGTCTCTACACCATCCCAGTCGGTTGATCCGAGGCCGGCGAGGATGGCGCAGATGATGTCGTCGAAGTCGCCGTCGAAGGGCTCTGCGCTCCCTCCGCCGGCGTCGCTTCCCCCGGCCGCGCTGCCTCTGGGGCGAGGCCGATCTCGACCATCAGAGCGTTGAGGAAGGGCCGCAGCGCCGGCATTTCGGCCGGCGTCAGCGCTTCCTCCAGTTCCTCGGGCGTGACGGCGGCGGACGAGCCCACGCTGACGATGCCGAGGATCGCCTCGACGCTCGTCATCGGGTCGGCCGACGCCTGCACGGCGGCGATGTAGCGCCAGGCGGCCTTGAGTTTCTTGAAGTTGGGGAGGGTGACCGACCACGCCTGCCCACCGATGGTGACATCCGCCATGGCTCAACCCGTCATCGAATAGTTGAAGACATTGCCCGAGCCGTTGTCCTGGGCGCTCATGTCGAGCTGGGGCAGGCTGAAGTCGTCGAGCTTGAGCGGCATCGAGAGCTTCGGGCACTGCACGGCCGGAAAGTTGAGGAAGAGCGAGCGGACGACGCCGTCCGAGCCCTTGAACTTGTTCACCAGCTGCACCGAGAAGATTACGCTCGATCCCATCAGCTGATTGGTGAAGGCGAGGCTCTGGCCGGTGCTGGCGGAGGCGTAGGTGTAAGACGCCCGCAGCGACTGGCCGTTCTGGGTGGTGTTGACGGTGTAGACGCCGGTCGTGGTGTTGACTGCGTACTGGCCGGCGGCGGGCGCCGAGGCCACGCGGGTCATCCAGAGGCCGGTGATCGTGTTGTAGAGGCCGAGGTCCTGACTGAAGGTGGCGCCATTGGCGACGGTGAACGTGCCGGTCGATGGCGTCGCGGCTTCATCGACCGAGTTCAAGGTTTCGCCAGCGGCCGAGGTGAGGCCGAAATAGACGGCGTTGAACAGGATCGGATCGACGACGCCGACCGTGGCCTTCAGGTCGATCTTGGCCCGGCCGCGGGCCTGCTCCAGGGCGTACTGATTGGAACCGTAGAGCAGTTTCTGGTCGTAGGAAAAGTCGACCGAGACGTCCTGCAGCCGCCCGAACCGGGTCGGCGTGGGATTGCTCCCGGAAGGCGTGGCGAACAGGAAGCCGACGCCGAAGACGGATTGAGCCATGGCTCAGATCTCCTCGAGGATGGCGCGGGCGATCTCGCCCAGCCGGGTTAGCAGATGGTCCCAGGTGGCCTGGGACTGGGCGATCGGGCCGTTGGAAAGGCCGTTGCGGATCAGGGCGGCGATGGTCTCGGCGCGGGTGTCGGGGGGCGGAGCGAACGGCGCGGGATCGAGATCGTCAGGGGTGTCGGGCATAGGGACTCCTCGGATGGGATTAGGTGGCGGCCTTGCGCCCCCTCCGTCAGCCCGCTGCGCGGGCTGACACCCTCCCCCGTTCGCTGCGCTGCACGGTGGAGGAGCGGGACGCTAAGGAACCAGGATTTTGATCGGGACGACGATCAGGGTCTGGCCGTCGAGGTCGCCTTGGAATTTCTGGATGCGACCGTCGATCCAGCACTTGTGGACCGCGCCGCCGAGGGTCTGGGCGAAGGTGGGGTCGGTGGGATCGACGAACAGCGACTTCACCGCGGAGAGGATGGCGTTGGTGGTCTGGGCCGGGATCGCGTCGTCGTCCTTGCCGGCCTGGTGGTAGAGCAGCCAGCTGGCGCCCAAGGTGGTGATCGACTGCAGGCTGGTGACCTGGGCCACCGTCTCGTCGGTCTCGGCCTGGCAGAGCGCGGGCTGGGCCGGCAGGTCTTCGAAGGTTTGCACCCGGCGCGAAGCGAAGGCGAGCGCGCCGCCGGGCCAGGCGAGGCCGGCGGCGAGGTCGAACAGCGCCTGGTAGATGTCTTCGGCGTCCATCCTACTGCCCCATCTGCTCTCGAGCGGCGTCGAGGACGGCGGCCTTCATCTCGGTCTCGATCTGGTCGGCCATCTCGGCCAGCGACGAGCGCAGGTAGGAGCGCTCGGGGATGTGCGAGCCGGGGTGATGGACGATGCGGGCGAAGACCTGCTCGCCGCCGGCCATGAAGGCGAGCGCCTTGGCGCGGGACGGCAAGATGTCGTGCGGGCGGGTGACGCCGCCATATTCCTGGATCGCCGCGTATTTCAGGTCGCCGCCGGAGAAAACGGTGGTGACCACCTTATCGCCGACGATGTCCGGGCCTTCGACGCCGATCGAGGCGGCGAGCGCGCCGGTGCGGGACTTCAGCACCTCGCCGCCAAGTTTCTGGCGGATGCGGGTGAGCAGTTGGTCGGCCAAGTCGGCTGACTTCGCGGCGATGGCGGCGAGCACCACGGGCGGCAGGCCGTCGAGCCTGGCGCCGAGGTCGTCCGCGCCGGTAAGGGTGACGGTGAGCATTAGAACGGCGCCAGCACTTGATAGGGCGAGAGCAGCGCGCTGGCGGTGTCGTTCATGTCCTTCAGGCTGAAGGCGACGGTTTCCTGGCCACCGAGGGTCTTGGACGAGACGCCGATGCGGTCGCGGCGGCGGAACGCCTCGCCCACGAGTTCGACCACCGCTTGGGCGACATCGGGCGGAGTTGTGGCGTAGCCAGCGGTGTAGCTGACCACGACCGGCAGGCCGATCGGGAAGCGATAGCCGACCAGCGTCAGGGCGCGGTCGTCGAACAGCAGACCGCTGGTCAGCGCGACCGGGTCGGCCGCCGTCGTGAGGGTCTGGCCAGCGAAGGCGACGCTGGTCACCGCCGTGATCGGGAAATTACGCAGCAGCAGCTGATGCTGGCCGTTGCCGCGGTAAGTCTCGACGTAGTCGGCCGAGAGGATCTGGCGGCCGAGGTAGTTGGGGATGAACGTCGAGACCGCCGTGATCAGGGACGAGATCAGGGTGTCGGAGGCGGTGGTGGTGAGGCCGAGCCACGATTTGGCGGTGTCGAGGTCGGTGAGGTCGCCGGCGGACATGGCGTACTCCTTCAGCGTCCGAACGCGGACAGCGAACGCGGCAGAGGGTGAGGGGACTCTGAGAGACACCCCACCCCCTGCCCCTCCCCTCAAGTGGGAGGGGTGAGTCAGCCGTTGGCGACGTTGTTGATCACGCCCATGGCGAAGGGGGCGTAGACGGCGAGGACTTGCTCGACATAGACGCCCTTTTGGCGCTGGCGGGTCACCGGCGGCCAGTCGATCGCGTAATAGTCCTGGCGGCACTTCACCTCGGCGACGTTGGGCACCTCGCTGGACTGGTACTGGGCCGGGAGGGTCTCGGCGTAGGCGAGGATGGTGCCGGCCGGCACGAACGGGTGGATCTTCACCGGGATCCGCATGCCGCCGTCGAGCAGGAATGGGTTGTAGTAGGTGGAGATCATGCCGCCGGCGTCGAGCTGGTAGCCGCCGCCGTCCGTATCCTGACGATATTGCAGCAGCGGGCCGGTGCCGGACGACAGCACCTTGTTGGTGATGTTCTTCAACTCCTGACTGTTGACGAACAGGACGGTCGGCGAGACCTGGTAGGTGTCCCACATACCCTCCAGCATGGCGTCGATCTCGCTGACCGAGCCACGGCCGGAGGCGGTGAGGGTCGAGCCGGCGCCGGCCGTGCCGGTGGCCAGGGTCTTGACGTAGGCGTTGTTGGACGACTTCAGCGCCGTGGTGAGCAGGCCATCATAGCCGAGCGAGTTGGTGGAGGAGTCCGCCGTGATCGCGCTCGCCGCCTGCTGGCCGCCGGTGAGGGTGGCGCTGAACGCAGCGGAGTTGATGGTGGTGATCGCCTGCAGGGTCTCGCTGCCGACCGTGCCGACATACCAGGCGTAGGCGACGGCGCCCGCGATCGGCGTGACGGTGGCCGAGAGGGTCTGGCCGAGGGTGACCGCCTGGGTCGCGGAGGTCGACTTATTGGACGAGCCGCCGTTGATGGCGAAGGTCTTGCCGTCGGCGCCGGTGATGGTCTTGGAGGTGGCGATGCCGGCCGAGAGCGAGGAGTTCCGATAGCCTTCCAGCGTCAGCGCGACGACGATCACCGAATAGGTGGCGGCCGGCAGGGTGGCGCCGGAGCCGGCGGCGGCGAGCGAGGCGGTGGCCGGTGTGCCGAGGGCCAGGGAGGTGTTGCCGGCGAGGATCGCCATCTCCTCCTTCAGCATGGTCTTCTGCAGCAGGCGCATGGCCATGCTGGCCTGGATGTCCTCGAAGCCGATCGCGGCGTTGATCGCCTCGAAGGTGACCGCGTCTTCTTCGCCGAGGGTGACGTAGGAGGCCGACTTGGTGGCCGTGGCGTAGCTCATCTGGCCGGCGCGCTGGCCTTCGGCCACCCAACCGATCGAGTCGTAGCCGGAGCCGATCAGGCTGGAGACCTGGCGCCAGTTGGTGGCCGTGCCGCCGGCGCCGGCGACGCGGGGCACGCGGTTCCGCAGCGGCGTGGCGGCCGGATAGAGGTTCTTGGCCGGCGCCTGCAGATCGAAAGCGACGAGGCCGGTGGCGGTGGAGATGGTCTTCTCCAGCCGGTCGGTGTCGACGCCGGCCTGGGCGAGGATGGTGCGGGCGATGTCTTCGCTGGGGCGGGACATGGCGTTGACGAACGACTTTCTGAGGTCGTCGGGCGAGAGGGCGTGGCGCATGGGCGATGCTCCGTGTTGGGGCATGGGAGGGGCTTAGGCGAGCGGGATCGGCTGACGGAGCGAGGCCTTCATCAAGAGGAAGGCGCGCTCGTCCGGGGTGAGGGCGGCGAAGGCTTTTTCGAGATCGGCCTGCGACGGGTCGGGCGTGGCCGAGGGGTCGGCGTCGTCGGATTTGCCGATGGCGCGGCTGTTGGCGGCGGTGCGGGGGGGCGCCGGCGTGGCGGCGAGGCGCTCGATCAGATCGTCCTGCACCGCGAGGCGGCGTTCGAGGATCTCGACGCGTGGCAGGGCCTTGGCGAGATCGCCGGCCGTGCGCGCCTTTTCCATCGACGGGCAGTTGTCGGGATCGCAGTGGGCGCCGAGGGATGCGAGCACGTCGTGGGCCGCTTGCAGGATGGTGGGGTCCTCGTTGGCGATCTCGGCCAGGCGAGTGGCGACGTCGGCGCCGTCCGTGTCGTCATCCGAATTGGCTTCATCGTCTGTATCCGGATCGTCGCCGTTGTCGTCGGCCTCGGCGTCGTCGTCGCTGGCGTCGTCCGGTGGGTCCGTATCGTCCTCATCGTTGGACGGGTCAGCCTGTTGGCCGAGCAGGTCGGCCCTGGCCTTGGCCACGTAGTCCTTCCAGGCGCCGGGACGGCCGGCGGCGCGGGCGAGGTCGGCGGCAAGCGCCTTGACGGCGTCGTTGCTGGGCGGCGCGACGCCCGCCTTCCAGAGGTCGATCACCGCCTCGGGGTTGGCGGGGCGGTCGACCAGGCTGATCTCGGACAGCTTGATCTTGGTGATCACGGTGGCGTCGGCCGGGTCGCGCGCCAGCACGCGGCCACCGATCGAGAAGCCGGAATAGGTGCGCGACTTCACCTTGGCGATGGCGACCGGGTCGACCACCTGGGCGACGATCCGGGTCGCGCCGTCCTCGTCGACCGTGGCCTCCAGCGTGCGGCCGGCGGCGGTGGCCTGGTGCATCTCGCGCAGCGCCGGGTACTTGGCGTAGTCGGGAAGTGCGGCCTTCATCGCGGCCGGCAGCACCACTTCGCCTTCCTCGTCCCGCGCGCCGGTGGAGGCGACGCCGTAGACCTTCAGCGTGCCGTCAGGCTGGTCTTCGATTTTGGTCAGTTGACCGAAAAGGCGCATGCTCAATTGCTCCGAGAAGTCGGGTTCCGCGTGGCGGCAGGGATTGAGGTCAGGCGGTCGGCGAAGGCGCGGCCGGCGCCGCATCGGCGGCGGTGAGCGGGGTCGCGCCCATCGCGGTGTAGATGCGCGCCTCGTCGCCGCCATCGACCGGGGCCTGCCCTCGCCCGGCGCGGACTTCGTTGACCGTGGTCGAGCCGTTGCGCAGAGCCTTGTCGTCGATGTCGGCCTGGACCTGGGGATCGACCTGGGCGGCGTCGGCCCAGGTGAACTCAAGGTCGGTCTCGCCGAACTCCGCTGCGTTGACCTCGTCGACCAGGCGCTTGACCCACAGCTTGAGCGGGCCGAGGCCCTCCTCCTGGCTTCGGTCCTGATCCTCGCCGGCGGTGGCGCGGTTCATCTGGCGCACGAACGGGGTCGGCGGCAGCGAGAAGGCGAAGGCGACGATGCGGGCCAGCCACTCGTCGAAATCATCTTTGAGTGGCGGGTCCTTCAGCGACTGGTAGTGGGCGCCGGACGGGGTCCAGATCAGCTTGGCGCGTTCGGCCGCCTGGCCGGAGAGTTGGGTGTTGAGCCAGAGCTGCAGTTCGCGGATCTGGCTGGGACCCCAGCCCTCCGGCGCGGAGAGGAAGCCGAGCGGGGCGTTGCCTTCGGTGAAATAGGCCAGCTGGGCGGCCTGGCGGTTGACGATCGTCTGGATGGTGACGACGATCTGCTCCACCGGCGAAAAGCCGAGCACGTGGTTCGGGCGGCGGTTGCGCGGGGCGTAGAGCAGGTCGGCGGTGGTGAGGTCGGCCCAGACCCGGCCCTTGATGATCTGCTGGTAGGCGGGCGACGGCGGAACGGGCGTGCGGCCGGTCTCGTCGACCAACAGCTTGATGGTGTCGCCAGGCACGACATCGAGGCCGATCAACCGGCCGGCGCGGTCGCGGCGCTTCTCGAACGCCGGGGCGTCGATGGCGAGCAGATCTTCGACGGCGGGGCGCAGCCAGGCGGCGAAGGCGTGCACGCCGTCGGGCCGGCGCCAGAACTGGGTCAGGCGCTGGGTGCGGGCCTTGAGGTTCGGCGTTGGCGTGGCGCCGTCGCAAGGATTGAACCGCCAGTGCAGCGCCTCGAGCTGGTCCTTGCGGGTCTCGATCGCCAGCCGCACCAGCTCGACGTTAGAGAACGCGCGCAGGTGGGCGAACCCGAACGCCTCGGCCGAGCGCGGCGTGATGGTGGTGTTGACCCCAACCGGAAAATCCCAGACCCGCACCGGCTCCTGGTCCGGCGGCGTGAGTGGCTGTCCGGGCGAGTACACGGCGTCGGTGACGCTCTGGCCGAGGGGGCCATAGCGCGCCTGCCAGGACAGCGACGTGCGATATCCGCCGGTGGGGGGCATGGGGACCTCTTCGGTAGGGGCGGCGGAATTTGAGGTAGCGCTGAGTGCGGTGCGGAGATCAGGCGCGCTATTCTCCGCAGATTATGCGGAGAATAGCGGCCCGTCCTCGAAAGCCATCCGGCCGTGGCGCAGCAAGACGCTTCGATCACCAGCGTTCGAAGAACTCGCCAAGTCCTGCGTGCGTCGATATTTGACGCCACACAAAGCGGGCACCGGGAAGCGAGCTCGCTTTGCCGCACATGTACGAAAGCGACCTACCGGGCGTGAAGCTCGCGGAAAATCATGATCGGTGTGATGCCCCAAGCGGCGTCCGGGCGAGCAAACCCGGCTTGCAACAGAGGCATCATCCCGAGGGCCATCTGACCGAACGGCACAGAAGCGAACTCTTGAATGACTGCTTCCCTTAACTCATCGACCGTCGAAGTCGTCGGTAACGCATCCAGCACGCCAAACATTCGCCATCGCCCGTCGAGGGCGATGCCATGTTTCAAGAATACATCAGACGGTTCAATGACGAGCCCGTCGGACTTGAGACTGGACCAAACCGACTGCAACTTCTCCGTCATAAATCGAGCTTGCACGGGGTGAGGGAGCGCACTCAAAATGTCGCCGACAAGGTTACCCGTCGTAGCGCTAGCCATCGCTTCACCACGAGACTGCGGCGCAGCATCGCGCTCGCGTCGGCGTCGTTCGTGACGATTTCCAGGCGGGAGGACGGAAGCTGGGGAAGCGTTATCAATGCCAACTTGTATCAATCCTTGCACTGACGGCTGCTGCCACAACACACGAAACATCGTGAAATCGACGACGCTAAGCGCGCCGGTCACGTCAACAAAGTCACCAATTCCACCCGAGGCAAGGTCGAGCTTGATGAGGCCACGAGCGTGAAGGTGGTCGTAGAGATTCAGGCCGTTAATCCAGAGCGGGTCGTATTCTTGGTCGAGAGCCTCGCCATACTGAACCGCAGTCTCAGCTTGGCTGTTGGCTTCACCAGATGCGACTCCCGCTACCCCGCCGCCCATCTTAGAACCCGCAAGGTTCCGGCTATTCTCGCCACTTGACTGGCGATGAGTGACTTTCCCCGGCGTGCCGTACTGGCCTAACTGGGCAAGGAACGACCCGATGCGGCGGTTGTCATAGTATAAGAAATCATAGACTTCCGAGCTTTCGGCCGGGTCGCCGAAGCCCTCTTCGGATGTTCTCTCGAACCTCGTTGGCACGCCGCTCGACCTCCGCCTGCCCCTGACGAACGCGTGACATTGCGTCAGCCAGCTCCTTAGGGCTCGACTGGATTAAGCGCGCTAACGCCTCGTCGAAACCCACTTCACTCGTGGAGGGCTCGACCTTATCCTCGCTATCGGTCATGCGATAAGGGCCTCATGTGTAAGCCGCCCGCCGAGCCCGCGATCAGAACCTTCGTCCGACCGCGCTCGGCTATACGACTGCGATTGTAACGCCAAGTCATTTCGTCGACATGGTGAAAGGTGCCAGGGCATCTTCCTATGGCGCAGCGATCCAATCCGCGATTCCAGTATGCCTCACTCGTGAAGATATGTGCGTCATTCTAGGACTTCGAACGACTACGGCCGGTAGCTCGTCACGCCGCCCCCTTTGCGGCCAAATCCTCCCGCGCCATCTCCAGAAAACCCGCGCTTGCGATCTTCGACTGGTGCGCGCCGAACGCGCGGCTGGTGGCGTCCGCGTCGTCGTCGTGGGCGGCAGTGGGGAAGCCTTCCAGAGAGGAGAACCAGGCGTCGTTCCAGGGAGCGCGGAGGACGTAGACGTTACCGGCTTCGGCCTGGGCGCTGAAGGGGCCAAATCTTGTGACCTTGTCGCCGCTTTCCGGGGTCGCTCGCACAGTGAAGCCCTCCAGGGCGCGGACCAGGGCAGCGGCTTGGGATTTGCCGGCCTGGCCGGGGTCTTGCGGCAGGGCGATCTCGACGTCGGGACCGTCTTCGGCGGCGGTGTTGGCGAGGAAGCGTTCGACCGCGGCGGGGGTGCCGCGCAGGCGGCGATAGTCGAGCACGACGTAGCGGCCATCGGGGGCGCGGCCGAGTTTGACGCCACAGGTGAAATCCGGGTCGTTGGTTTCGGTCTTCGGCGTCGCGGCGAGGTCCCAGCCGCGCTTGACCACGAGGCCGGCAGGCGGCGCGTCGACCACCTGGCACCAGGCGCGGTTGAAGAGCAGGCCGGCGGCGGCGCGGATCTTCCAGTTGCCGTGCAGCAGGCGCTCGCGCTCCACCCTGGGCAGCGCCAGCAGTTTGGCGCGGTACTCGGGGTCGGCGGCGGTGAGGGCCTTGTTGTCCTCCAGGCGGGCGGCGACGAAGGTGAGCGAGCGCGGGATCAGGCCGGGATACCGGCTTTCGAGCGCCGTCTTCGCATCCGACCATTCCAGGCGGTCACCGACGCGGACGAACCAGCGCAACGATCCGGCGCGATCCTTGATCGGCAGGCCGGTGTCGGGGTCGATCCACCAGGACACCAACTCGGCGACCCAGCTGTCCGCGTCCGGATTGCAGGTGGCGCGGATGTAGGGCGTTACCGCGCCGACCGAGCGGTTGCGGGCGGTCATGCTCCAGAACTGGGCGGCGGTGAAATGCGTGAGTTCGTCGAAGCAGATCAGCGGCAGCTGGGCGCCCTGCCATTCCAGCACGGTCTTGTCGTGTTCGAGGTGGGCGAACTTGACCTTCGCGCCAGACTTGAAGCGCCATTCGAGCGTCGCGGTGAAGGGCTCAGCGAGGGCGCCGGGATAGAGTTTGAAGCTCTCGTCCCAGAGACCGCCGGGATTTCGCACCTGGACGGTCGAGCGGCGGAAGAATACGGCGGAGAAATCCGGATTGGCGTGATGCTTGAGCGGTTGCAGCAGCAGCGCCCAGGTCTTGCCACCCCCCGCCGCACCGCCGTAGATGGCGATGTCGGCTCTGGACTTCAGAAAGGTCTTCTGAGGCCCCCTTTGCGGCTTGAACATCAGCTCGTCAGCGGCCTCCCGTTGCCTTTCTGGGTCGTCGCTCTTTGCCGTTGTCTGGGATTTCGTAGCGGGCTCTGACGACGGGTCGAGCCGCGGGCTTGTCAGTTCGCTTGCTCGGAAGATTGGCTGACCTCCCGAAGTTCTGGGCCATGACCTTCGCCCAGAGCGTTGAGCGGAAGACCTTGTTGGTCGAGATCGCTTCGTGGGCCTGGGTGTTCCACCAGGCCCACGCCGCGGTCTGGGCGTCGGCGAGGGCGATGGCGAAGTCCGGATGGGCCGCCTCCCAAGCCGTGAAATCGGCGAGGGAGGCGGCGAGCTCGACGGCGATCTCCGGGGGCAAGAGACCGCCGCGAGCCAGCTCGACCACGCGTGCGGCGAAGGC